ACGGCGGCAGCGCGCTCGTCGTGAAGTTGCTCGACAGCGGCGCGGCCCGGTTTCCGGCGGCGTCATAAGCGCGCACCAGCACGGTGTAGGGCGTAGCTGGCTGCAGGCCGGTCAGCGACGCTGTGGGCGAAGTGCCCATGTTCACGTAGCTGGAGCCGCCATTGATGCTGTACTCGTAGCCGGCCACGCCTACGCTATCCGTCGCAGCCGGCAGCGAGATCATCGCACCCGCCGTGCTGACACTGACGACAGTGATCGCACCGATCATCACCGGCGCCGTGGTGTCGGGCATCGGCTCAGGATCTGGCACCGAGAGGTCGCCTGCCACTGTCGCCAGCAGCGTTTCGACAGCCAGCGGCAGAGGCGTAGCGCTGTTGTCGAGGATCGGCGCCGAGCGTGCTGGCCAGTTGCTGGCCATGTGCTTGGTGACGACCGTGCCGACGAGCGGCTGGTCGACGATCATGTCGAACTGGTTCGCGCTGAAAGTCTCGAAACTGGTAATCGTCCGCGCGCCGTTGTCATCGCTGACAGTCATGCCGCTGGCGTTCGTCGGCACCACGATCTGCGTGCCGCTGCGGTGCTGGACAGTCACGCGCACGCGATTGCCTTGGAACTCGAACTTAACAGGCTTCGGACCTCGCTTGTACGTGGCCCCTGAGACCATCGGCCATTGGAAGTTCAGGCGTCGTAGTGTCTCGGCATAGCCGACGCTAGTCAGGTGCGCATTGTCGCCGCCGACTTCGAGATCTGCGGTCTGCACATGGCAGATGCGAGCAACATCTCCGAACAGGTTCTCGGCCTCATGCACCCGATCCACTTGCACGGCAGGCGCACTCAGCCTGGCATTCATGCCCGTAAATCCGACCTCAAGATCGCTCTGACCGGTTAGCGTTTTGATACGCGTATAGAGATTCCCCAACCGCGTCACGTGGCCGGAGGAACTGCCAACCGCGCTCTCGTTCGCGTCGTTTGATCCCACCGTGAGCAGCAGGCCTTCGATCTTGCCGCCGCGGCCAGTGACAGCGTTGGCGAATGCTGTCCAGACCGAGCTATCACGCAGCCAGTCGTCCAGGGTCGTGCCGGACGACGCGTAGGCGATCAAGCCGATCGGAACTCCAAGCTTGATGGCCATCGCATTTGCGAACAGGCAGGCAGGTCCGTTGGACGTGCCGCCCAGGCCAGACCAGGCGCTGAAGCGGAATTTGAAAACGTCAGAACGCGCGGTGAAGGTGCCAGTGGTGAACCAGCCCTCGCCGGTGCTCGAGCCTGCGACGGCGAACAGCGCACCCACATTCCACGTGGTGGTCGCAACCGGCGTCGAGCCGATCACAGTTCCTGCGGAATTCTTGAACCGGACTTGATGCTTGTACGGGCCGCCCTGATTGGCTTCGACCTTGCCAGACCATACTTGATCGACGAACGAGGTCGCGGTCAGCGGCGTCCAGTCCTGCGAGACAGTCACGCCATCGGCAGCGTACAGGCGCACTTCGGCGGCCACTGCCAGGCCGTCATAGGTGCCTGACAGCGATACATGCGCCGACGTGCCGGTGATGGCCGGAAGGCGCTGAATGACTTTATGTGGCACTTCTGCTACAGCATTCGTGCCGGTCGCGGCACTGGCGACGGTGCGCGGCGCGCTCATCGATTTGACGGTGCCGCTGTCGTTCGCGCCGACGTCTTCAGCGGTCAGCGCTTTTCCGATGTCACCGGTAACCGGCGTGTAGCTGCCGGCGGTGGCGCCAGCGATCGCTACATTGTCCAGATACCATTGCCAGGTGCGCAAGGGGGTAGGGTATCCCGTGGCTGCCCCGCGCGTGGCCGTGACCGCTGCACCGACGACAGGAATCGCATCGATGGTCGGTGCAGCGGTGAATACTGGCGCGGCGGGCGCGGCCGGTACGTACCCCCAGCTTGGCGCGGCGCCATTGCTTAGCGTGCCGCTCACGACAACGAGCGTATCGTTATACGTGCCCAGATCGGTCAGCACATCTTTATTGTCAAGTGCAAGATACGTCAGCGGCGTCTTGCCCAGGTCGAACAATGTCTCGCCGTAAGCCAAACGCGCCAGCTCGTGCGTAGTGAGCGCCGCGCCGATAAGGCCAAAACGCGCGAGGGTTTGACTCAACCCGCGATCATTGGTCCCACGAGCGCCCAGCGAGAACGCTTTGTTGGTCAAACCGCTAATACCACTCGCGGTGGTGTACAGGTTCAGGCCAACCAGAACGGCACTACCATCAGCAGGGGCCGTCGTTTGGGTCGGGACGGCGTAAAGCGACAGCGTGTTATCGACACGCTGGAAGTTAATAAAGCCTTTCCAGCCGAATGGAATCGAGCCGTTCGGGAGTTTGTAAATCGTAGTCGACGAACCGATGACAAACCCGACGGTATCGGGGTTACTGTGCGACGGCCCGCAATACTGGAGGTTCATAGCCCCACTAGCGGCCCCACCGCTCGAATAGATAGTCTGTGCTTCTGACGTCGTCTCAGTCGTTGAAGTGTCGAGATAGATCGACAGCGAAAACGATGTCAGCGAAGACAGCGAGTACCGGGCCGCATTGCCGGCAGTGCTTTCCAAACCAATGCGGGTTGGCCCTGCACGGTTGAATTTTACGCTCATGCCTCGCCTTCCATGCTCACTGACGCGTTGTCATCAGCGCTACCCGCGCGGCTGATTTTTGCAATCACCGGTCGTTCAAATTCAATGTCTTCATTCGACCGCGGCGCTCGTACTGCACCGTGGTCACTCCGCGCTCGCGGAGCATGGCCAGGGCCGCTTCATACGTGGCTCGGTCGATTTCTCCGACGGCGCCATGCAGGTAGACGACCTTGTCCGAGAGGTGGCTGACCGTCATGATTCCCAGGTACGGCCGGCGTTGCTCGTAGCCGCCCGGCGCGTCGTACACGCGGATGGTCGAGACTTCAGGGGTCATATGCAGGTGGGTCATGGCGATCGGCCTCCCTTGGCGGCTTACTTCGTGGTCTTGACGGCTTTTTCGTCCGTCTTGACTTCCTTGGCGGCGCCGCCCTTGATCAGCTTTTCAGCCTGCTCAGCGTCGAAGCCTGCGATATCGCCCGGGCTGTAGATTTTCCAAGGCTTGATGAATTCAACCGATTGCATGGTCAACTCCTATTGGGTGGGAGAAGCCGGCCCGCCGCAGCGGGCCAGCGGCGAAGGCGCTTTACGCGCCCCAGGCGACAGCGGTAAGCACTGCGACCGACTCGACGTGGCGCGGGCCAAAGTCGTGCTTCGCGATCACGCGGACCAGGGTCTGGTCACGCTGGAAGGCGCTGACCACGTTGCCACCCTCATCCTTGTAGGTCGCCTCTTTCGAGTAGTCGATCAGCAGGGTTTCGTCCTCGCCGATGAAGCAGTCGTTGAAATCGACGAAGTAGATTTCCGACTGGTTCGAACCGGCGCCCAGGTTGTTTGGCACCTGGGTGGTCTTGCCGATCGGGTAGCCCTTCAGGTTGCCATCCTTCATTTCTGGATAGACCTTGTTGCCGTTGCTGTTGACCATGCCTTCCAGGAAGCGGAAGGTACGCGGCGACATGATCCAGCCAGGCGCACCCATGTTGGCGTTGACGCCTTCCAGGCACAGGATCAGCTTGTTCAGATCGTTTTCGATCTTCTGCAGCGTGTCGCCGGCCGAAGCAGCGATCTTGAAGCCGGCCAGCGCCCACGCAAGCAGGCCTTTCGGAGTGTCGAGGCTGCCATCGTCGCGGATGAATGCCTTGTCTTCGCGAGAGCTCATCGCACCGGTCAGGTCGTCCACCACGAGTTTGTCGACGTTCGGGCTGGTGCCGGAATATGCGAGCAGGTCATTCGAAATCGGGACCAGGCCGGTCAGCTTTTTGGCCGACAGCTTCAGGTTGTCGAAGGTCTGGCCAGTCGTCGGGATATCGGTATCGCTGCCGATATAGCCGACCACAGCGCCGCCCTTCAGTCGCGGCAGCGTGATGTTGCCGTTGGTGAGCGGCAGCGAGCGGGCGCCCAGGCGGCGCACGACCGACTGTGGACGCCACAGTTCGATCACTTCGCGAGCCATGTTCGTCGGAACCAGGACGCCGCCGGCGCCCGGGGTCAGGGTGTTCAGGGCCATCGCAACTTCTTCGCCGAACTGATTGTCCATGGCGAACTTGGCTGCGACCTGCTGGTTGCCGCCGGCGACGACCAACGCGCGAACCATGCGCGACATGCCGGAACCTGGCAGCTCTGGAGTGCGGGGGCGCGCTGGCATGCTTGCTGCGGCACCGGCGGCGGGCGGCGCAGCTGGCTGGTGTGCGGCACCGTGGGCGCGGTCGACCGGCACGGCGGCAGCAGCAGCGATACTTTCGGCCGCCTCCATGCGCGTGATCTGCGCGGTCAGGTTGGCGAAGGTCGCTTGCAGGTCGGTGAATTCCTGCAGCTGCTCAGCGGACAGTTGACCGCCGCCGGCTTCGATCTGGGCCAGAGCTTGGACGCTGGCGTTGACCTTGGCGCGTTCGCTGCGGAGTTCATTGATGGTTGGCATATTGCCTCTCCTAGAATAGAAAAAGCCGCCTCGAGGGCGGCTTGGTTGCTTGTCCCGCGAACGCGGTCAAATTTGAGTCTGGAGCGCCATGGCTTTCGCGCGGGCGCCGATGGATTGCTTCGTGCTGCGAGCCACGCGCGCTTCGCGCGCCTGGGAGGCGATGCGATCGATGGCGGCCTGAGGGGTCTCGATGCGATCGGCGAATCCGATATCCACGCCCTGCTGCCCCATGAAAACGCCTGCTTCGGTGCCGCGCACCGCATCAACCCCGATTCCGCGATAGCGCGCAACCGAATCAACGAACTGGGCGTAGTAGCCTTGAACCATGTCGGTCAGGAATTTCATGGATTGATCGGATAGAGGCTCGTGCGGGCTGAGATCATTCTTATGGGCGCCGGCGTAGACCGTGGTCACCTTGACGCCCATCTGCTCGTTGCGAGCCGAGACATCGAGGTGCTTCGCAATCACCCCGACCGAGCCGACACCAGAGGTGCGGGACATCGATACGTTGCCGATTGCGGAGGCCAGCAGGTAGCCGGCTGAATAGGCGCTGTAGTGGGTGATCGCGCTCATTGGCTTGACGCCCCGCGCTTCGAACAGGAAGTCGGCAAGCTCGAACGCGCCGACAGTGCTGCCGCCTGGGCTGTCGATGTCGAAGGCGATCTGTTCGACTGCAGGATCCGCGAGCGCGGCATTTACCTGGCCGCGCAGCTGCTCGTAGCTGGTCATCGTTTCGCACGGATTCATCTGCATGCTGCGACTCACCAGCACGCCGTGCACCGGGATGATCGCCACACCGGTGTCCGCGATCTGCTGGCGTCGCGCCGACTCGGCGCGCATCGCCGCGGTCTCGGTTGGGTAGTCGTCGTCATCCATCATCTGCGGCTGCGCGCCGTTGACGCTCAGGTTGACGATGTTCAGACTCATTTGCTGGTTCGCCCAGGCCGCAGCCTGGTCCAGCATCGCCTCGGTCACCATCAGCGGCTGATTGAAGATCATGCCGGCGATGCGGAAACGGTTTTTCATGCGAGGATTCCTTCGATTTCGGCGACCGCGCGGGGGTCGGCCTTAGGCATCTGATCCGGCAGCGGCTTGGCCGCGTCGACCATGTTCAGCGGCTGCAGGTAGGTATCGCCACCCGCGATCGGCGGCAGATTCTCCAGGCGACGGATGTCGTTCACCGACAACCAGCCCCACTGCCGGGCGACAGCGTACGCGGCATAGCGCGATGCTTGGTCGCCGCGCAGCAGGCCGGAGACGTTGAATTCGATGTAGTACTCATCGCGCTCACTCGGCAGCAACAAGTCACGCATCATGGCCTGCTCGTGCCGCTTGATCCACGGCAGCAGCGTGTAGATCACGAACTGGATGGCCTGGTGCTCGATGTTCGAGAACGTCGCCTTGTCCAGCTCGCCAATCATGTGTGGCGGAACCTTATGGATGCGCGCGATGTCCAGCGAGGTCAGCTTGAGCGCCGGAATCAGCTCGGCGTCGACGTTGGTCATCGACAGCGCCTTGAAGGTCATGCCTTCCTGGAGCATGGCGACGCGCTTGGCGTTGCTGCTGCCGCCGTACATTTGCTGCCATTTGTCCGTGATCCGGTCGATCACGCCCTGGTCTTTGATCGGCGCCGCCTCACGCGGCCGCTCGATCACACCAGACAGCGCCGTGCCGTTCAGGAACGACTTGCCGGCATATTGCTGGATCGCCTGGGCGTGTCCGATTGCGTTCGCGTGCAGCGTTATCGGCGACATGCCGACGTAGTTGTTCAAGCTCCACCAGCGCACGTGGTGGACCATCCGCTGCGGAATAGGATCTTGACCGTCGATTCGATAGTACGGCAGCATGTCCGGCCCCTTCAGGACCTGGACACTCTCGGTCGGTACCGGATATAGCCCAGTGACCGTGCCGTCGCCATCGCGACCGATCAGGCTTATCGAGTTGCCCCGCGTGACTGCTTTCAACTGGCTGTTCTCGCGGTACTCGAATGGGGTCTGCCATTCGTTCGGCGCGTAAGCAAGGACCCGGTACAGAGGATGATCCTTGGCCGCCTCCCTGCCACCACCTTCCGTTCGACGAAATAGCTCGAGCGGGAGCTGGGCCACGCTTTCAGCCAGCAAGGTCACGCAGGCCTGGAGCGTCGTCAGCGCCAGCGCGGACTCCACCGTGACCAGCGGGCCCGCATCGGAGCGGGTGCCGCCGAGACCTGACAGCCAGCCACCGCCGCTGCCAGCGGTCTGCGGGGTAAAAAACTGTTTGGCGAACATCAGTTATCCCTTGTTGTTGCGCGCGAGCGCGCGGGCGACGATGTACGACCAGGCCAGCAGGCCGATGCCAGCGACGATGAAACCTGCCGGGACGAAGATCATGCCGGCGCCGATCGTGATCGATGCCAGGCCCAGAATGCCGGCGACGAGGGTCGCCAAGTCGATGAAGCTCATATCGTCACGCCCTCGTCGTAAATTGAAGTGGTCTGCTGCGGTACCGGATTCAGCGCCATCAACGAGACCGCGTTGAACAGCGCCATCAGCGGGTCGATCTTGCCGGTGCCGGAAGCCTGCTTGGTGATGAGGGCGGCGTTACCCCGAGGCTCGATCTTGGCGTTGCTGACGCACCAGTTCATCAGCGCCTGGCCGCCATGCAGCAGCACGCCCTCGGCTAGCTTTCGCTCGGTCACGCTGATCGCGCCGATCAGCTTCCATCCCTGCGAGACGCCGAAGCACTTCTTCTCGTCGATCTCTGCGTCGACCAGTGCCTGGAACATGACCTTGTGGGTCTTCTCCGGGTCCAAGCCGACCGAGGCGAGCAACCCAGACTCGTTGACTTCCTTGACCACGGCCGCCACCTGGGCGACGTCGCCAGGCAATTCCTCAATGATCACGAGGTCGCCCTGCTCTTGGAAGTCGTCGTATTTACTCTCTTCGCTTTTGCGGCGCTCCATTGCGATCGGGTGCGCCCATGCCCGCGTCCAAGCGAGCCATTTGCCAGTGCCGCGCTCGCGGCCTAGGAAAGCCAGCCCCAGCAGGTCGTCGAGGCCGCCGCCGTCAATACCGGCGGTGACCACCTCGCAGCGTGCGAGCAGCTCGTGAAGCGTTATACCGGGCACCTTGGCCTGCCGCTCCCAGAAGTCGGCGCCAGCCCACCGGTCGGCGCGCAGGTTCATCCCGATCTGCACATTCAGGTGCTTCGCCAGGAAGATCTGGAGGGTTCCGTCCGTTTTGTGCTGCAGCTTCTTGAGTTGATCTGCGAGCCATTCCGCGCTCACGGAGCGGTCGATGTTCGGGTTGGTGAGGTAGTAGGTCGAAGAGTCCAGGTAGGCCTTCGCCTTCACCATCGCCAGGGGGTATTCGTACAGCACACCGAGCGATTTTCGGTCCTCGATCTTGCCGTCGCGCACATCACGGTAATAATTGAGCTTTTCCTTGAACACCCCGGCCGGCGGTTCATCGCTCTGCGTGGTCAGGAAGATGACCCAGCCCTCGGGCCGTGACACCTGGCCGCCAAGTGCTTCCATGAACATGGCTTCGGCGCCACTCCGCTTTCCGAAAAGCCAGTGCTCGTCGACGAGTACCTTCCCGGATTTTTTTCCGGAGACTGTATCTGTATCTGCAGCGACCACCTTGAGCGAGGCTTTCGACACCAAATGGGTGATGGTGCGGACGTGGTCCTGCACGTGGAGCAGCGCCTTTAGTTCACTATCCGCACGGACCATCGCAGCCGCCGGCTTTAAGCTGTTATCGGCGACCTCCTTGGTCGGCGCCAATATGAGGTGCTCCTCCTCGTTTCGCCAGCACAGGATGAGCGCTGTTAGCATGATCCCAGCAGCGATGGTTGATTTTGTGTTCTTTTTGCTAATCAGGAGGTAGTATTCTCGGATCAGCTGGTTGCCAGTTTCAGCGTCGTACCCACCGAAGATCGCGGCGACGAAGTCGAAGACCCACTGCTCGCTGCACTCGCCGAAATTTGGGCTTCGCCACTCATCCAGCTCGTCGTCCCAAACTGACGCTGGAAGGTCGCAAACACGGAGAAGCTTAAAGATTCTCAGGGCCTGGTCAGCCTGCTCGGGAAAAATAGGCGGAGGGATAATCGACAGTTTGGCCTTCAGCCTGTCTTCCCAATCCGGACAGGCGGTAGACCATTCCATGTTGTCGTCCTTACTTCACTGCCTTGAGCTGCGGCGGGGCCGCCGCAGCGAAGCGGCTGGCCACCTTCTTAGCGTTCTCGTTTTTCTGATCCTTCTTTCCGCCCTCTCCCAGCTTCTGGTGCTTAAACGGCATCAGCGCCTTCGCGACATCGGCACGGATGCGGATATCGGCGGCCGGTTCGTTCATTAGATTGGTGAGGAATTCCATCGGGTCCAACGTCGACGGAATGTCGACCAGGTTGTCGGCTGGTGGGGGCGGCGGTGAAGCGCCGGCGCCGGCCGAGCCGCCAGCTGCGCGCCGCTGATCGAGGTAGGCTTTAACATCCGGGTCTTTAACATTTCGCGACCCGGCAGCTGATGCCGTTTTTTCACTGAAGCCGGCACGAATTGCCGCTTCCTTATTGGAGAACCCGGCCAAAACGGCATCGGCGAAGGCTCGCTTTTTGCCTGTTAAAGCCATTAACAATTTCCTCCAGGGGGACTTTTTTCTGCGCGTGAGTTGCTAGTCGGTGTCCGACCTCATGGCGTTGTAGACTTACAACACCCCCTCCCCTTGCGGGGCAGCGGGGTCAGCTAGGCCGCGTTGCCTCGGCGTCCGGCAGTCGATGCCGACATGGCAGTTGGTGGCACCCCAGCGGGTGTAGAGCCAGACCAGCCAATGATGAACAGGCGCTTGATCGAACGGGATGTCGGGGTTGGCACGGTAGGCCTTGACGCTGACCAGGCGCCACCATGGCCAGGTGCGCGGGCCGTGGTGCGGCTGCGAAATGTATTTGCTGAGGTGCGCGAACAGGGCGCGTTGCTGGGTAATCTGAATCCGCATGGTCTTTTATCCTCGCGCCCGCTCCGCTGCCTCGCGCGCCGTCTTGGCGTCGTGGCATGGAACGCAGAGCACTTCCTTGTTGGTTTTGTCATCGCTGCCGCCCTTCCAGAGCGGGACGATGTGGTCGACCGGGCCGCCGATGGTCGTCTTGCCTTGGCGCCGACACTGTTGGCACAGGCCGCAGTCGCGCGCCCGGATCACCTCGCGGTCCCGCACCCCGGCCGAACCGCGCTTGCGCTCGACCGTGTCCGGGCGCTGGTTCGGCAGCATGGTGACGCGGCTGGCGGCGGCCGGCAGGTTCGTTCGCAGCTGCTGTAGTTTCATGTCGATTCCAAACTTGAAGCCGTGGTCGACGATGAAGTCGATCCATCGGTCGACCCGGGCGGGACAGACAACGCCACACAGGAAAGCGATGGTGAGCGCTGGGCGCACCCACCAGGCAATGTGCACGCGCACTGTCAGTGCCGCAGCGGTCATCACCCAGCCTCCCGTGGGCTGAACAACGCGCGGATCACCTCGCGCACGTTGGCGGGCACCTGGCGCGCCGTGTCGGTCAGCGAGGTGCCTGGACTGCCATGCCCTTTCGCGCGCAGGATGCCGTGCACTTCCTCGCACTCGGCGAGGCGCTCGGCAATCTGGTTGAGCCGAGCCAGGTCTGCCGCCTGCGCAGGTGCGGCGCCAGGGCCGAAGGCGGCGCGCAGGATCTCGGCGCGGTAGATGCGTGCCATGTTGTTCATGCGCCACCGATCCCTTCTACCGCTTGCATGCGCCGGCGCTGCACCGTGTAGCGCAGCCACGCCAGCTCTTGCTCGACGCTCACTTCTTTTCTCCGAAGCCGGGCACATCCTGCTCGACAGTCGTGCAGAAGCAGACGATCCAGTTGATGGCGGCCAAGGCGACGATGGTCCACAGCACGCCGTACGCCCAGTCAGGCGCGGCCAAGCGGTCGAGCAGCAGCCAGAGCAGGATCGCGAACCCGACTGGCGAGCGCGCCGGCAGCGACGATGCCTTGATGGCGATCTTGCGCTTCTTCATAGAGACCTCGGAAAAGAAAAAGCCGCCCGGCGCATTGCTGCGAGGGGCGGCGAAAGACCAACGTTGGAGCTGATCGAGGAGACTGGTTGTGGTGGCCGGCACTGATCTCCGGCACAGGATCGGTTAATCCGTCGAGGGCCTGTCACGGTCCGCCTTTGGCGCGAAGTGAAAACCTCGCCTCGTTTCGCATCAGCCTGCGCATTCACCACACACCCGCCAGCAGGACTTGAACCTGCGACCTCTCCTTTCGACCTGGCTGTTGTTCAATCCAGGCTGCGGGAGCGCTCTAACCATCTGAGCTATGGCGTGTGTGTGGTGACTCGTTCTCGGGAGTCAGGCGACCAGCCCCAGGGCTATCTGCCAAGTGGGCGGCAGATGCCGGTTACAGCGTCCGGCGTCGGTGCGCGCTGGGTGCGCTCGACTGTTCTGGCCAGTGCCAGGTCATTACAAGTGCGCGTGTGTGCCGTCTTCGAAGTGCAGCCGGGCGGGAGCTCCGGCACTTCTCGGGCAAGTCAGGTCCCGTGCGCGTTTCGTCGCGCTTCTACGTGATGATCAGCGTCGGAGTGAATTAGGGCTTCATGGCCAGATCCTCGATGGGAGGTTGCCCCTACCTCGAATGAGGCGGGGCTGGTCGGCCCCAGGTCTATCTGACAAGTGGGCCGGAAACGAAAAAGGCCCACCGAGTTGGTGAGCCTTTTTCTAGACGAGCGCCGGCTTTACTGCTGGCTGGACTGCTCGACTGCCTCGGGTGACGTTGGCGCCGAAGCGCGCATTACGTGGATCGAGGGATATTTAAGAACTGTAGTTTACGCCGATTTACGAAACTGTACAATACAGAGCAATCCTTTTCGCTGCCGCCATGGAACTCCCTTTTATCCAATCGATCGTTGCTGAGTGGGCCGCAAGCCAGAGCTTGATCAGGAGGGCCTGGCTGTATGGAAGCAGAGTACGTGGGACGCACCGCATTGATAGCGACATCGATGTGGCTGTCGAAGTTGATCGGCTGCCGCAGGACGATACAGAATGGGGAACCTTTATGTGGGTAAGTGATGGGCTTCTTCAGTCTCTCGAGCTCGCTCTGCCACTTCAAGTCGATCTGCAGTTCTACGGCGGATCCATCGAAACTCCAACCATCCATTCCGGGTTAGAGCACAGCTCAATCCTGGCATACGAGCGCAACGAAACGATGCCAATGAGCTTTGCGGCATCGTCCTCGCCCTTTGGACGCTAGTCCACCATCGCTATCTTCCAGAAAAATCAAGCCGCCCTACGGAGCTTAGCGCCAGCGCGCGCGCTGTGCGCCTGAAACATCCCTTCCAGCTCGCTGATCATGTCGAGCACCCTCTCGCGCTCGATGGCGCCGCCCTGGACTGGTTCGCGACCGCTTCCATTGCAACGCGTGCATGCGCGGCTTTCAACGATCTTCGTGCCGTGGCAGCACTGGCATTCGCCTCCCAGCCAATGGGCCAGGCTCGCGCGCGCGATCTTGGCATACATGGCATACGCGGCCTTGATGTCCCATTCGTGCTTGATGTTCATCCACTTGCGGTCAAAGCCCTTGCGCGCCACCTCGCCGGTCCAGATGCGCAATAGGACGCCCAGATCGCGCGCCGAGCTTTCGACGGCTTGGCGCGGCACACCTGCGATGTGCGCGCGCAGTAGCATAGTGCCGAATAGCTCACCCGAGCCCCCCGACAAGTCCGCCAGCGCCGCCGCTACAAGAGGCTCCGTCTGGTGGTGCTGGTCGTCGTCCTGCAGGTTGGAAGTGCTCAGTGCATTGAGGTAGCGTTCGGCGAACATTGGTTTCTCCGTGGAATTCCCATGAGATTACCAGCGGCACAGAACTGATGAGTTGTGTCCGAGATTTTCCATTTTGCAACGCTCATAAAGAAAATCTTGACGAAATTTAATTATTAAATAATTATTAATGAATTGAGGAGAAAAATGGATGAAAAGCGAAATCGATAGGCCTGTAGAATTAACAATGTTTGACGGACCTCCTGCCAAAGACGATCAACTGCCTGACTTATGCTTGACTGAACAACTCCCATTTGCGAAGAAGTATTTAGACTATAGTAAAGTCAATGTCAACGTGCACGCAGCCAACATAAATTGGCTAACGCGGGAAGCGGCGATTGAATTGGAGAAGGCAACCAATTGGTTAAACGAGAAAATCAATGTTGACTCTATCTATATCGCGACACGCTTTGTCGATGGCAATAAACATGGGGCAAGCGTAAAACCCTTAAGTTCCCCTCAATCAAGCAGTCGCGAATATTTAATCAGGATACGGCTAGGCGGAATACCTTTGCTCTTCGGAATCGCCAATCGTCTTCAACTAATCAGCTCCAACCTTTTACTGGGCGCGTTAGCAACCGGGAATACCAATGTTGATGCGGGGTATATTGAATGGGATCCAGAGACTGAGCCAA